TGCAGTTTCCTGTCCCCACGTATGTCTAAGACTGTGTTAACAATCCTAGAATTAAGTGGATGACGAGAGGCAAGGATCTTTAGGTGAGCTTCATCAGAAGAATCCATATCCTTGCCACCAAGTACACTCCTAAAACTGATCATCTGTGGAGTACTATTCACATTGAACAGATTAGGATAAGTTCCAAGCATCTTGGAAAGGCTGATAGTTTTGGCCTTGATTTGAGTATCAACCTCAGCTTCTGCAATTGATAATCTCTCCATATCCCTCTTAATACCAGTCATCTCTGAAAGATGGCAAGGGAATACGATAGGAAACTCTTGTTTATAATTCCTCTTCGCCCACGCTGGCGATTCAAGGATCCAAGCGATAAATACCAATGCTGTAGTCCATGTATCGAGTGCATTGTACCTGTAATACTCATAGGTATCTGACGTATTTGCGAGATCTTTCCAGTACATAGCCTCGCGTACAAAGAAAGCTCCGAGAAATGCGAGGTCTTTAGGAAGCTCCGAGTACCAGCAATGAAACATATTTGCTGTGTCCCAGAGATAATTATATGGTACCGCACGATATCGTGTGAGATATGATAGATCATATTTACCATTCTGAAAAATCTTAGGTGCTTTGAGTTCCCAATTAAACTTGCGCATCAGGCTCACAGCGTACATGCTATCTATCGGAAGTACACATGAATGACAAGTAAACACTCCAGAAGACTTATCCAAGAAAATAGCGGTATACCCAATACATCTGATCTTAAGATCTTCCCTAAGAGTTTCAATGTCAATTGCAATCGCGATTGCGTTCTGATAGGATTGGAATATCGCTTCTTCATTTTTAGGTGTAAGTATCTCGAATTGGAAGACTGGATTTCTACTCCACTGGGAAGGAGCTGCTAGTTTAGATATAAATCTCTTAGCAATGAATGTGCCATAGCTCACAGTAACCAGTTGCTTCAAAGGAGAGATGAATACAAACTCGATCCCTTGATGATTAAAGAATGAACCTTGGTAGTTATCCAGTGATGGATTTGCCTTGGGATTACCAGCTGCAGAAAGCAGCTTGGAGAGGAGAGGTTTAGAAGTAGAGAATACACCTGTGATATTGCGCTTCTTACAGTGATGTACAATTTCTGTGAGAGTATTAGGAGATTCAAACAAAGTAAATACTACAGCATTAGACACCAAAGCTTTAAGCCTTGGAGCATACTCCTTATCCTCGAAAGTTCCGATGAATAAGAGCACTTCAGATTTGATAGGAGGGTTAGTGCTCATGCCCTATAAGCTTTCTGCCAAGGTTGTTTATTAATCTTATGTGTACAGCATATTTCTGCTGTCTCTTGTGCGAACTTGTAGTCTTTGAGGAAGAACACATCATACATATGGATGATATGATTGTATTGCTCTTCAGCAGAAGCTCCTATTGTGCCATCGACAGAAACTCCAATAGAGTCTAGCTCCCGTAACATACTATTAGTATCCAGATTCAGTGCCATTACTATCTCCAATTGCATAGAGTGTACAGACTAAAAAACTCTCCAATCCCTAAACAGAAACTGGAGAGTTCAGAAGTCTAAACACTTAGAGTAGTGTGTCTACCCTTTGTATATTGACTTACACCACCATTACAGATTTAACTGCGGTGTAATGTTTCAGATCATTCTTGTCACGCTTGTCAGTACGGATGGTAGTAGATACCAGAACTTCCATACCTTCCGAAGCAGCCATAACTTCGCGGTTAGTGGCAGTTTCCAGATTCAGACCAGTCTTCAGCGAAGCGATGATCTCTTTGAGTTGGCCTTGAGCCAGTTCATTAGCAATCATCTTGCTTGCATCATTCGGATCTTTCTTCTTCAGCATGAATGCAACTTCCGTGGTATCGCCAGCTTTAGCTGGTTCGTCTTCTGGATTAGCCAGTTCAACAGTTTCCACATGAGTCAGTTTCAGCTTGACAGTAGGAACTTCATTGATTGGCTGGTCAGTAATCCAGTTAATCTTCAGGGTGTGTGCGCCAGCTGGGAATGGCTTAAATGCGGGAGCATCTGCCAAGTCATCCAGCGTACCATCCAACAGATCATCCAGCGAAGCCATTGCGTTGTTTGTGGTCATGATATTTTCCAATTTAATTAAAGGATTTTAAAAGATATAAAGAACGGTTCTGTTTAGGAGGTTATGTTCAATTTATCAGGTCGGGTCGAAATGTTCTTGCCTGTGTACTGCTTTGGTACTACCTACTACTTCATTCAGAGTTGGTACTTCTGAGTGAATCCTATCAAGAAGCGCGGCATACCCAATGGTATCATCTATTGAATCTACGTGCTTCGGGCTGTTGGCAAGACGTGCTTGCTTCAGTAAAATCATCATAACACACACGTCCTCGACTGTCAAGCGAATGTTTTGTCCCTTAGCAGCAGAAAGATGTGTGCTCCAGTATTCTGCAATAACATTAATGTTCTTAGCAGGATTACCGTAAGTCTTCTCACGCTCGCCATAGATTACAGCTTTAGCGCGATCAAGAGCTGTAGGCTTATAGTCTTTGTTAGGATTCTGGTATTTTAATTGAGCTCCAAGCATACCAACTCCCGCAGTTTGAGCTCCAGTCCTAGCAGCGCTCCCTAGTTCAGCATCTTCTAGCATATTATTTACCCTCCTCATTCTTATTAGCTCTATGTTGCAGCTTCAATTGTTTAGCTACCATCTGCTTTTCTTCATAAGCAGTACTAGATCGCATATCAAAGTGCATACGACCTCTTGCTGAAAGTGAGACTTTGATTCCTTTTTTTGCCCTGCTATCTGCTTTACTACTCATAATTAGCTCCCTGTTTTAGCCGCTGCTGCTTTGGCTTTTAGATTATATAGTGCTCGCTGTCCCGGAGACATCTTGGAAATATCTTCTTCCGTAGCAGTAAGCACCTTTTCCGCTGCAATCTGATTAGCAGCATCACGCGTCGGAGTCATAGAATCCAATTCAGCTGCTGCTACACTTCCAACTTCAGTAGAAGTTATTGGCATCCCAAAATTAGGAAGTTTCCAGTTAGTAAAGATCTCCAGCAGATCTCCACCTTCCTTGTTCGCCTCCAACTTCACATTAGTACGAGATCCGGTAAGTACAGAAATACTATAGTCAGTACTAGAGCCAACAACGTGTTTCTTGTTAACCACATTGCAGTAGATGACGTGGTCAAAATACTTAGCAGTAATGCGGCTACTATTGCCACTTCCAGCAACAGGTACAATTTTAGTTCTTCCATCCTCGAATTTAACCTCTTCTTCGTGAGAGATACAGACAATATTATAGGGAGCTACCTGCACCTGACTTAAGAACTTATCCATCAATACCTTAAGTGCCCCCCAATCATCTTGCTGGAGTTTGTAATCATCCGGCTGAGCTTTAGTAATATGTGCAATGCCGGAATTAGTGAGTTGGGTCAGGGAGTCCACAACTACAATGGTATCCAAACCAATCTCATTCAAGCAGATACGCTCAATTACAGCTGCTGGATTCTTCTTACAGATTGGGCAGGATACCTTGGAGTGATCTTGGCAGATGAATACTTCACTACCTTTAATCACCTTCATCATGGTTTCAATTGCAATCGGATATACCCTTGAGTCCCGGATCTTAATAATATCAATATTATCATGGAACTCTTCAGGGACCTGAGTCATGACAACAGAACCATTCTCCAGATCGAATACAATTAGTTTATACTTCCGGGCCAGCATTGCCACTAGCCGGGTCTTACCAACTTTAGGCGGGCCATATACACAGACACGCTGTTCTATGGAATCCTTAATTGTAGATAGCTTAGCCATTTGATTTCTCCTTCATAACATTGAATCTCCATCTTGTGGGAATGCTTCGTCACCAATACTATTACTACTCTCTATCAACTGTATTGGTATCACTTTCTTCATCTGGCCTTCAATCAAATCTTCCAGAGTCAGCTCAATATCATACACCTTATCATCATGCACTGCTCCCTCAATTGGAGGGGTTGTAATCAGTGCAGTACTAAGGGTACATTGGTTCAGGTATTCACAATCCCTAAAGAAATCATTACAACTCTCCCCATTCATGGGATAAACTCCAGTGCGCTCATAGAGTTTAATTATCTCCACATCCAAGAGCAGTTCCTGAATCCACTGTGCCCTTTGCAGATAAGTCTTAGGGAATCGCAGCTGCTCATATACCATATCCTTTGTGAGATATACTAGATACAAAACATCATACTGCACAATATCAGGTGCTACGACATCAAGTACCACTGAATACCCAACAGCTTGTGAGGAGTTCTTGAACGTAGTAGGATTAAGATTCGTACTGCTGCTAGTCTTACATTCCAAGACGAGAATCTTACCTGTAACTTTGTGGCGGAGTACTGCATCAACACTACCCCTGAATGTGAACCCATTCGGTAACGTAATCCGAAATGAGAGCTCCTTCGCACTTCTACCGTTGAACTCCAGTAGTTCGTACTCATCAAGGAATCCGTTAGTACGCAGCGATATGAATCTCTGAATTGCGAGTACAGCAAGATAGAAACTTTTATTCTGCTTGGGATTGTTATCAGCAAGTGATGCGTGCCACCCAAGGAACATCTTGAAGATGATCGTATCTTCGGGTATGCCGTCCATAACATCTTGTATTCCCTCCCCCACTACGTGGCCAAAGGCAAAGGTTACATTCTGATTAGATGCAGCAGTAGGATCCATTGCATCATCTGTAGCTTTCTTTCGATACAGCTCAAACTTCCGTCCACACTTGCGAAGAGTTTTAACCGAAGAGAATGAGAGCATCTTAATTCTCGGATCAATCCCATCAAATACTACTGGTGCTGAGTTTGCTGGCACTTGTACTTCTGAGTCCAGTAACTCATCTAAATCATCCATCATATTCATGACAGCTCCTTCAAAGTCTTGTGTATTACTTGTGGAGTAGTTCCGAGTATCTTAGCTAATTCTCCTACCTCATAGTTCTGCTCATACCATGGAAGTTCTGGTAGAGGTAATTCTGGAGGAACTGGTTTAAGCCAAGCTACTAGATACTTAAAATCTTCCATGTAATTGAGATAGAGAGTTTTCCTCTTGCGAGAATACAGTCTCAGTAACTCAGTGAATATGCGCGTATCCATGGGCTACCTGTTCATTCTTATCTTCCATAGCCATACCAATCAGTTTGTGCTTAATATTCTCCAGCAGCATACCAACTGATGTAGCATAAGATACACGGATATCTACTAGTACTGCACCTACACTATCCATCTTGGAATCAGGCTGACCTGCAATGACATAGATAATAGCATAGCATGGAACTGATGTAGGTTCAATTGGCTCCATTGAGGCTTTATAGATTGCGAGCCTACCTTCTTGGTAATTTCCGTACCAGAGAGGCTTATTGGTATCAGCTACCTTCAGTAAATAGGAGCCAAATGTTTCTTCATAGACAGTAAATGTATCATTATCTGTATCTACAACTATGCCTAGGGGGTTGAACCCTTTAAGATTTTGAGACATGGTATTAATCCCTTTCAAGGATCAGAACATATCAGCAGAGAGTTTGGTCTTCTTATCTCGTGCTTTGGATTGTCTGGCTACTGTTCCCACCAGCTCAGTCTTAGTTTGGACTTTGAGACCGGAGACAATCACACCAATCTCTTCCTCAGATAGTATAGATACCAGTTCTGGATCAGTGGTAAGATGTTTGTGAATGTGCATCAGTAGTACTGGCATCTTTGGATGCTGACCATGAATAGCTTCTTGCAGTTCCTGCATCTTACTGAAGAAGTCCATATGATCGATACTTACAGTCCTGTTAGCGCCCGGAGTAGCTGTACTGGTAACTACTACTGCTGGAAGTTCAGGTACAGGAACACTGGCCACACTAGGAACACTAGGCTCACTAGGAGTGTTGCTACTATTATTAGGATTCTCACTTGAAATCTCCCCAGTTGTTTGTGCTTCGGCGGCTCTTTTCGCTGCCAGTTTAGTTTTTAATGCAGCAAGATCAATTGCCATAATATCTCCTTAATTACTTAAAACGGAATATCGTCTTCAATGATTCGCTCATCATCTTTGTACGGCATACGATTGTAACGAGTATCTTTAGGACTATCCATGAAGGCTGGCCTGTTAGCTGGCACTGGCTTCACAATATTAGCTGCTGTAACTGGGTTAACTCCTGCTGCGCCAGCAATACTTAGCATTCCTTTTTCACCTAGAATCCATTCAGATGCCATGATAACGTCAAAAGTCCCGTTGATCTCATCATACCCTTCATGTACAGAGGATAGTTGAGATAACGGGAACCAGACTTCTTCTGCTAATTGTTCTGGATCACGCTGGACTATAAAGAGCAGAGCTTTCTCAGTCTTTCTCTTTATTTGTCCTTGCAGTGATCTATATACTGTGCCTGCTCTTGCCATGATTTGAGATTCCTGTTAAAAATCTTCAGTTGTTAATTCTTTGGTCTGGATATAAACTTTGAGAGAGATTGTGACTCTTGATTGCTCTTGTACATACTCAATCTTAGCCCACCGCTTCTTCTCATCAAGTTCAATCTTATAGAGAAGGTCATGATCTTTAGCGTGAATAGTACCTTTAATTACTCGTGCCTGTAAAGGCTTAGCAATCGCCAGAGATACAGAACCTTTCTCTTTCAGAGTTCTCCAGATTGGGTCATACTTGCCCATAAATAGTTCCAATTCTTTTTAGTATTTTAGATTGGACATAGCTATTGTTTTTATTTACGTGGGCTATGTTGCCTGTATTATTTG